AATGACCATGATATTTGCAACGTACTTTAGACGGCGCTTCTGCTTACGAGCAATTTCTTTATCTGAATCAAGCCCAGAATTCCACAACTTTGAGTTGTATTCTGATACTGGATCATCTTGATTAATGGTAGTTAGAGAGTTCTCAATATACCATAAGCCTGTTGGACCTTGGAAACCGTGATCCCAGATACGAACGAATGGCATTTCCTCGCCGGCTGGAGCAGGCAAGAAGCGAATAATAGCAAAACCATTACCAGCTTGATCGCGGGTTGGTTTCCAAAATTTACCTTCGTTGGGATCTGAGTAGCTCTTCTGTGATACTTTTTCGAGCTGGGCGTTCAATTTCTGAAGTGAGCTTGAACGATTTTTTTTGAGTGCATCAAATGACATATGCGTATCTCCTTAATATTGCGTTGTATGTTTGTATTGCGAAATATGTATCGGCGGACCGACCATATATTTATATCAGAAAAACCGATTTCTGACAAGGTCTTTCAACTTTTTTTCGTTGAGATTCAAAAAAGGTTTGTACTTCTTTGATAGTTTTATTATATCACTTGCTATGATTTTGTCAACTATATTTTGCTCCCAATAGCCAAAAATATTAGCCATGTGAGTAAGTATAGTAAAAGTTTCAAGTGATATCTGCTTTTGGCTGTACAGAGTCATTACATAAGGATGTTGACCGTTATGTACAGCAAAGTTGGCTTGGTAGTTATCATCTAGTTTTTCTAGATCTGCTTTGAAAAGACGGCTCATAGAATTCATCTTAATCTTCCATTGCAAATAACGTTCCTCACCTTCATCATCCAGAATCTCACGTATCCAAACGTCAGGCTTTACAATCATGTTTGCAAGTATGAGATTCTCAGGATCTTCTTTATGGGAAAGCTTCTCAAAGAAGTATGCATACTGACTAGTACGAAACTTGTCAAAAGAAGCCTTGATTTTCCCATGATATTTGTGATAGTCGTATTGGCTGCCGAAGTGTTTCTTCATTGCCAAGAACATCACATAATACTTAAACGACTCTTCGTTAGCAAAACTCGTCGAGTGTTTGATCATCTTGTTTAACCATTCTCAAGCCAATCGCTTCACTGCGAACCTTCTCTTTTAGAATAGAAGACTTCTTTACAATATCTGCGACTGTTTCAATTTCTAATTCATTTTGACGCGCGTATTCTACTAAAGCGTCAATATAGTTAACACCGCGCGCTAGCATCTCTGATATATCATGATGCACTTTTTCAGGAGTTCTTGGTGTAATCATTAGCCGTTTAGTACCTTAATACCATCCAACCAGTTGGTTGCAGCATCTTCAATATAATGAATGCTATGGCCCTTAATAGTTTCTTCTTTAACGAAATTACCGTTAATATGATAACGAATTGTGTAACCTTGATCTGCTTCATAAATCTCTGCTCGAAGCTGATTCCCTTCTCGCTCACCGAGAAACTGATTGACGAACGTGCTCATCTCTATTCTCCCTCACATGTTGAATATTAGACGTGGCCTTATGAGATCCACAGTTTTTACAAAAGGAAACGTAAACCATGTACTTATGCTTACCGAACATAACGTATGTACTTCCACTTGTTATATTAATATTATCACAACAACCATTTATTGTCAACGGTTTATTTTCCATACTTGTTCTCCTTCCAATATTTGTTACGATCGTCTGTGCTAGTTCTGTTCGCCTCATGTTCTTTAATTTTTGTGATATATTGCAGTCGTTGTACTTCTTGAAAATGTTTCCATTCTTGGTCTTCTATGTAATAGTGAGGTTTTATGTCCATTTGAAATCTCCCTAGACAGCAAAACTTTCTCCGCAGCCACATGAAGCAGTGGCATTAGGGTTAATTACTTTTAAATAAGAACCACCAAGCTCTTCCACATAATCTATTGTGCAGCCAAAAACAAACATTTCAGCCATTGGATCTAACCATAAATTTTCAATAGTTGGACTTTCTTCCGTGGTTCCCCACTCATATTGAAAACCAGAACAGCCTCCACCTTTTACCGTAAGTGATACGTTAGGTTTGCCAACCTTTTTTAGATAAGCTTTAGCATTTTCCGTAATAGTTAATATCATTCCATTTCGCTTTCTTCCTTAGTTTTATATTGCCATTCATCAGTGTGGCCAACAGACCATTTAGGTTCTGTTTCAACCGCATAGTTTTGAGTGCATACTTTAAAGTCAGGACGTAATAGTTTATCAGGAGTTAAGGAGCTATCACGCCAGATAACCCGATTGTTAGGCTGAGCAGCGAATTGACCGTTGTCAAGTCGTATAACGTTGAAAGACTTGTGTTCGGGGTCGTGTTCACTGAAATTTGTGTCGATGATGGAAGAATCGCGGTGACAATTATCGATGGTGAACTCATACTCACCGGCATGCATACGTTTGTCCTTTCCAAAAAATTCACATCTAGACAAGATGGGTTTTTGGACAACGGTAATGTCGTAATCAAAACAATCCCAAAGCTGTAGCACATCAAGCGGAAGAATCTCGCCGTGCGGTATTTTCCAAACAAATGCCGATATAGGAAGTTTGTCATATAGCGCTCCATAATCAGTTAAGAGTGTTTCGAAATAAAGAGCTTTGTGCATTGTGCTTTTAACACTAATCCAGATTCCTGGAGTATATTCACCGTGCCCCTTCTCTAAATCATACAAGTATTCTTTTCGTACATAAACATTAACAGGTGGCAAAGGGTGAACTAAGAAAGCCATTTATTGTCTCCATTCTAATCCGAATATGAGCCCAGCGTTTTGTCTATCGATATCTCCGTTTCGTAGAAACGTTTCAACGGTGGGCGCAATGAAATAATTGTTATAGTTTAACTTCACCATTGGCTTTACATCTGCACCCGTATATCCAGTAACTGCTCCAACTTCCATAAAGAACCGCGGTCCAAAATCATACGTGTAAGCAGCATATGTACTCATTTTCTTTTCACTATTGAAGTATGTACCGACACTTATAGTACGATCTTCATTTAAGTAAGCTCCTACATGAGGATGGATCCAATTGTATTCATTTTCCAAACCAACGTGTGCACTAAGTAACAGTCCAAAGAATAAATCCATTATCTTTCCTCAAATAAAACATTGTCGACGTATCGATTTTTATCGGCTTTTGATATGCCCATAGCTTCGATAGATCTGTGCAAGTGAGGATTCATTTTTTGGTTCTTGCAGTATTTGTTTAGTGCTGGTAAAGTATCTCGATGTGACGCAAACGCGTTAGCTTCTAAGTTTTCTAAATAGTGTTCTAGAAGTTGTGAAGTTACATCTATAAACTGATCTAATTCTTCGTCGGTGTTTATGTTACCAACGGCGATCATGTTTTCTGAAAATATTTCTTGCGCCCAAGGTGGAAGTTCTCTTTGTTTGTTCCACTCCAATCCTTCTACTGTTCGAGCCATAAAATCTAAGTAAGGGTGCGGAACTCCATGTAAAGGACTATAGTCCATAAAAGATCCGGTGATCTTTCTTGGCCCCGCTACAATATCAAATCCTAAGATAGGCAGTTCAATGTATCTCTCTGGGAACACGTTAACGTGCATCAACCAGAGGCCCTTGCCATCTTCAGGAATGATTGTTTTTAGATGAGCTTTATACACTTCATCGGAATGCCAAAAGGTATCGGTCCAACCTTTGAAGTGCATATCTTCGGTGTAACTAGGATTGTCCCAGCGCTCGAAGTGCTCATCAAATTGATTAAATATAAAATCAGAGTACTGATTAAGTCTCTTCCATAGTGGATGTGTCATGCTTTGTTAGTGTCCAAGTTCCGTCCTCGTTATCAATCCAAGCAAGGCTGTCACCTGGTTCCCATCCTAATTTTTCTAGAAGATCGTCTGTGAATTGTAAGTAAAGATCCCCGGATTGGGGATCTTCGTGAACAGTTAAAGTTTCCATTATTTACGCTTTCTTGCTCTACGTGCTTTTGCAAAAGTATTCATTAGCCTAGTTTCACGAACCTCTTTCAAGGATCTTCGTCGCTTTCTAGCAGATTCACTCTTACCCATTCGAAATTGACGTGTAAGTGGTTTAGTGGCTACTTCTTCGAATGCAACTTCTTTATGCATAAGGATACCTCCTACGTTTGGCTATTAACAATTATATTATATCAAGATATGGGTAAATGTCAACTAATTTCTTCAGACAACTCATCAAATAACTCTGATGCAAAGTCAAAACAGATCTTAGCTTCATCTGCCATATCATCATGCAAGAGTTTGCGGAATTCCTCAATAAGGATCTTAGTATCTCCTTCAAACTCATACATCTTGCCTGAGCCAGGCACTTTCTTTTTGATGATCTGCCCGCCATGTAGTTCACCAAAATGTCTTACGTACATATGAGCCAACAGTCTGTCGTTAGCATCCCACTCCGCAAGTGCATGTATATGATTGGTGTACTTCTCTACAGAAGGCGGATAGTTACCATCTGGCTCTAATCCATATTCGTTTTCAAGCTCACGAATATCAGTCCAAATGCGATTGGACCTTTTAATTGGTTGTAAATTTGGGGGAATGATTACTTTAGATTCCAGTGCTTCATAGTTTAAGTACTGGCAACATAAAAATTTGTGATAGAGTTTAGGCTCAATTTTGCCGCTAATAAGATGTTTAGCGAACTTACGCCGTTCAGCAGATTGGTGGTGAGCCCATGTAAGCTCTTTCAATTTTAGTGACATTATAAGCCTCCGCTGATGAAAGTTTTCATTTTTATTTATAATGACCAAAGGGGCCCCGAAAGGCCCCTCTACTAAGTTTTTTCTGCAAGTTTATCTCAGCTTAGAAGCTGAACGAAACAGATGCAGTAGGTGTCAATTCTTCGCTGTCTAGGTTGTATGACGCTCCTGCTTCGAGCTCAAGCCCGATGAAGCCGTAAGTGTAAGAACCACCTACGTTTTGAAGCATTTCATCCTGATCGCCGTTTACGAATACTGTAGCACCGTAAGCGCCAGCATCTACTTCAAAACCAATATCTTCTGATCCTGAATCATAAGTGATTGCAGCACCAAGACCAATATTGTCGTTCAACAGATAATCACTGCGAGAACCAATCGCAAAGTTTTCAGTAACCATGTTGTATGAACCTGCGGCTTGTAGATTAACAAGACCAAGATTCATTTCGTACATACCGGCTACTGTTTCGATTTCTGTTACATCCGCTTCGATATCTTTCCAGCTAATACCCATTTTTGCTCCAAGGGCTTTAACTGCAATAGATTCTTTCATGGCTGGATCTGCCAATGTTGAACCGTCTTCTGAATCGATCCAAACATTACCTTGATCTCCGAATGAGATCATTGCATCTCCATTTACCACTGTACCAATTTGCCATTCATCAAGGGTAATATCACCGTCTGTGTTCATGTCCAAATCAATAGCAGCAAATGCAGGTACTGCTGTACCCATTGATGCGATACCTAGGTCGAAGGATGTTGTTGCACCCCAGTTGCCTGCTGCGTTTTCTGCAATCTCAGTTGTAATTTCACCGCCAACGTCTGCGGCCATTGCTGAGCCTGCTGCGCAGACCAATGCTGTTGTAATTAGTAGTTTATTAAACATCCTGTCCCTTTCTTATTACTTTTATTAAATGTGTTATGTGCCACTTTTCTGTTGCTAGGCAAGTGGCCAGCCCCCTGTGTTATGCAGCTAGTGCGTAACCAGATGGTGCAAAGTTATCGTTTGCATTTAGTTTGTTTGACCGAATAACGTAGGTCAACACGGTGAACTCCACTCAACTATTCCGTCCGTCGATCCTTGTTCACCCCCATCATAAACACATGTGCTTACATAAACACACGAATAAGTAATGGTCCAAGTCTATAACTTTTATATGGCTTGCCACTATTGAATCTAAAATCACCCCATTGAAAAGGTGTTCCTTTAAACCAACTAATCCAGTGCCAATCCCAATTCATTATATCCTCATGTGTTTATGGTGGAGGTGCGCGGTACTGCCCCGCGGTCCGATCCGTTTTTATTTTGTTTCAACGTCCACTTCTTATATATAACACAAAAGGAGTTAAATGTCAACCCCTTCTGTAAAATTTTTTTACTTGACAAAAATGTCACACTGGATTGATAATGTAATGTACCATTAGTACAAGAGCAACTGAAGCTCCAAGTCCTACCATCATCTTTCCAAAGTCTTTCGCTACAAGAGGAAATACAGATTTTGTTTTCTTCTTACCAAAGTATGTAGCCATCGCAAGTTCACGACCTGCTAGCAAACCAACGAATACCCAAGTTGTACTCATAGGAATATCGTTTAGCTCTTTAAAGAAGTATAAACACAACCAATAGAATAAGTCAATCAACGTAGCTGAACGAACATATCTTGTGTTATGTTTTTCCAAAACGATTTGTTGGATCTTACCACCACGTTCTCTAAACATAAAGAACAAACCACCGACAAATACAAATGAGATCAAAATCATAAGATCTACAGGTACTTGACGCGGGAGGAATACCGCAATGTTTGCCATGTCATGTGACAACCAAGTCCACCACAATCCGCCAGTAGCAACCCACTGAGCAATCCGCCAAAAACGTTTATTGCCTTCACTTACTGGTTGAGTTTCATCAAACCATTTATGAGCAAACTTATTAATGGCAAACCATACTGCGTAAGCAAATAAGGCTGCTACGCCATAACCCATAATAGATTTCATCAACATTTTTTCCAACACAAAGGTTGAAGCAAATACTGATAGAACTAAGAATGATGTTGAAACTGGTACACCAATTCGTGTTAAAGCAACAAGAATAGCTGGTGCTGCGGCGTGGTACCATTGTACTTCTTGCCACGGGATCTTATTCAAACGACCATAACTAATGTCGCCACCATTAACACTCCAACCGTACCAGAGTGTTGCTAGAAGAACAGCAGAAGCCGCTGCCCATAGTACTTTATAGTTAAATCTCTCATTGTTAGATGCCATCCACGTGCCGAGAGTTTGCACTGAATCGTTCGCTATAACCGCATATGCAGCAAGCAGGAAGCCGACAAGGCTCCACAATGTGAGTAGTTCCATTAAACTTCTCCTTCTTGTTTGACGGATTTACCCCGTCGCTCACATAAAAAAGGCAGAGCTTTACCCTCTGCCTACAATATTTATGAATGCTACGTAAAAGTTTTATGACACTTTTGTAACATATTCGTGCCATTCTACACGTATATAATGAGCATCGAGATGATCCCGATACTCAATTGCATCTAAAACACAGTCAAATTTACGCCCATTGATTACGTAAATTCTACCACTCTTTTTTATTACCGGATTCTTCGTTCTCATCATAACCAGCATAATATGCTTCTATTTCTTCAGCAGTCATTTGATCGCGTTCAACACGTTCAGAACTGTATGTTGCACCTTTATAATAGTGAGGATTTAATCCACGG